GAGATGTAGCATTGGGATTTTTAAATACTATATAGGAACCATTGATACCATCAGTGTAATCTATAGTTACACCCAACAGAAACATTAAAGCCTCTGGTCTAACATATAGATTACCATTAAGTAATGATATTACAGTGTGCCTTTCAGGGACATCATCCAAGGTGTCCCACTCATAGGTGAAGCCAGCACAACCACCACCCTTTACACCAAGCTGTATTCCTTTAACATTTTGATCTCTGATTATACGTGATAGATGTTCATTAGCTTCTTCAGTAAGAGTTATCATCTTCATTCCACTCCTTGTAAGAACGAGGAATATGCTGAAGCATTCCTCTAATAAGGATTCGATACAATGTTCTTTCTTCTGAACTTATATCCCATGTATTTAGAATCTTTTTCAATTGCCGTGCCTCTTTTTTGGAAGGACGAAACTTCTCCACTATTTCATCTCCGTAGCAATAGATCTCTTGTAAAGTATGACTATAGCCATTTTTAAACTCACGTACAAATTCAGTAAGATTTATCATCATGCCGGGTACTTTGAATTTATAAAGTCATCTGTAATATCTAAGCTCTCCATATTAATTAAACTGGCATCGTTCACATCTATATGATAGAACTTCTCATTGGACATGTACTTATTATTAATTGGTTTAACATCAGCGTCTCTTACGGCCTGTCCATCAATGAACCACGCTTGTTTACAATCACTACGAAACACAATGAAAGTTAGTGTACCTTCAGATCCATTGCGTACCCACTTGTCTATGATCTTATGTTTCCTATATGGAATACGTACTTCCTGCCATTCATTAGGCCATCTCTTAACCCAACTATATTTAATTTCAGTTTCAAAGAAAGCTGGTGTGTCATCCTTCTTACATGTGATATCCACTCCATAGGTTTCTTCTGGATCTATGGAGTTGTAGCCGTTACGCTCTAACCACGCAGACATTAGTCCATTAGATAATGGATTTGCTTTATCATATAACTCTTTATCAAACTTCTTAGTCGCCATCGTTATCTCCTACTTCAAATGGGTTTGCTATCTCTGTCATTCTACCAGTATCTTTATTATAAAACAAGTGTGTTGCAACTCCTGTATCACCAGTATACCTGTTCTTTAATATACGAATGGTGGTTGTATTGGATACGATAGGATCATCGTCCTGTTGATTTCTTTCCAGTGCGATAACGGAATCACTTAAATGCGCAATTGACGCCGATCCTCTCAGGTGTGAGAGAGATATTTCTTTTCCTTCTTCATGACCACGATCACCAGAAGGTCTACGTAAGTGAGACACCAGAAGGAGACAGATACCTGTCTGCTCCACGAGAGATCGCAGCTTGGTCATTAATATATCTATGCTTTTTCTCTCGTCTGTGTCCTGTTGTCCCGAAACTAGGATACTAAGGTGATCAAGACAAATCCATTTAGTATCAAGAGCTTGCGCCATGAACCTAACCCTCGCTAGTATCTCTTCGTTGTCTATTGATCCAAAGTGATCGAAGGCGAAGAACCTACCAGAGTTTATAGTCTTATCTTGAAACTCCTGTAGTTGTTCCTGTGTGTAACCATCTCTGATTTCCTTAATGTACAGACGGGAACTAGCTTCGACCGACATGATATTCCATGCGGTGTTCTTGATACCTTCTTCAAGAGCTATGATACCTATGTTGTCCTCTGTGTTGCGAAGGAAGTGATGCATTAGCTCACGCATTATACTTGACTTGCCCATGCCAGCACCAGAGGTGAAGGTAATTAGCTCACCAGTTCGCATGCCATAGGTCTTTTCATTCATCTTCGGCCAAGGATAGAGACACGTTTCACAATAGTCTTCCTCGTACAAGGTCATCCCTATGTCCTTGAGATTAACTATCCCGGCAGGTGTGTATGGCTTTGCATTCCACCAGCAATCATTGAATGCTTCACGCTGTCCCATCTTGAGATATTCATTAGCATCCTTATGATCGAGTCTAACAATCCGTGCCTTGTTGGGAGCGAACAACTGAGCTACCTGTTCAGCCGCTTCCTGTCCTTGCTTGTCCATATCAAAGCATATGACCACGTTGTCGAAGCTATCAAGATAGCGGAAGGATTCCTTGCAGTCACGCAAGGCAGATCCCGCACCTGTCTTAATAGATATGGCAGGCCACTTTGATCCCATTAATTCATAGGCACTCATGGCATCCACTTCGCCTTCGCAGATGGTAATGTACTTACCTTTAGGTGAGAAGATATTCTGACCAAAGAGAACGGCATCGGTGATGTCACCTTCAGTCCACATCCTCTTGTCTTTTGTCTGGCGTATCTTGTGTGCTACCTGTTCACCCTTCTCGTTGAAGTAACCATACAGGTGATGGGTTATGATTGCACCCTCAGACTTAATCTTCGTACTATATTTCTTTGCAGTATCAAGGGAGATCTTCCTGTCGGAAAGCTCTCCCCACGTTCCAGTTGTATTCATAGGCTTTGTTTCCTGTTTGGGCATGGAGACTATGTTATCTCCGAACCGTGTCTGGCAACTAAAACAAAATGAATATCCTTGTTGGTGATTGACGTTAGCATCTGACGATCCACACTTAGGGCATGGACCTCTATCGAGCCACTGTCGTTTAATCATTTCGGTTCCTCTCATTCTAATTAACCCGTATGTAGTACGTAAGTACTACCTACATCGGTTAATTAGGTTGTTGTTAAACACCCGGCCCCGGCCAAGTGCCATCTATTATTTCCTTCGTTCGTATGTTCATAGTTTCATCTGTAAAACTAACGGGAACAGAACATCTCTTTGTTATAGCAAATTTTGGTATGGAAATCAACCCACCATATTCTGCATCCACTGTGCTATCAGAATTATTAATGGATGATGCTATGGTTAAATAGAGATCGTCCTCATTCACCAGTATGCCAGCGGTCTTGATCGTCATAGGTTTTAAATCTTTGACTTCCTGTTCGGTCTTCCAATCAGCATCTTCATACTCTGCTGAATCAATCCATTCGATACAAACTATTCTCTTATTCATCTTGATCTTCCCATGTATCTCTAATGAAGTTATCAACAAAAGTTTCTTTGTCTGCCATAATGTCATCAGTATCCAGCTTGGCGAATCTTCTTGCTTCACGACGGGAATATCCTTCCCGTCTGTACTGTATTGTAATATCATGAAAGATTTGATCTCTTTCTTTTTGAATGAACGTCTTAGCCATCGGGTAACAGGTCCAGTTGATCTTCTGATTCTTTTTGTACTCTTGCCCATATATCTTTTCGACTCGTGCCATGCTTTGCAAGCCAAGCACTCAGGCTCAAATGTACAGCGTCTTCTTCCATTTCAATTAGCCAATCATTAACTCGTGACATAACCTTCTCCTTTTGTTTCCACTCTCGTATGTTAATTAAACTTGTCTCAACAATACCTCGTATTTTCTCTGACGTAACCATATCATAGAATGATTCCATATCTTCTCCGTATTTGTCAAGAAAAGAATGGCGTCCAAGAAGACTAACGTCTTCCCTCATCTTATGATCTGTGGTCTGGATCATCCATCAATGCCCAACCGGACATACCACTTTTGAAGTTAGAGTTAGAGTTATTTTTCCTACGTTCCGCATGAAGTTCTTCTTGTAGAACTTTGATGCGTTGATAGGCTCTTTGCAACTGGCCTTGTAGTTCCTTGACGTTACGTCGTAGTTCTCTTTCAATGTCCATCTCAATGTCTCCTTGATTTCTTTTCTTGAATGGCCTTCGCTGGCCTGTCGTGCCATACTCCTGTAACAATCCAGACTTCACGAGCATTCATCGTAGAAGAAAAAGGAAAGTCACCCTCTTGTGGTTCATAGTTTGAAACCACCAGCTCCCAACGCACCCACTTCTTATCGAAGGGACGTTGGACAAACTCAGTCTTCTTACATACGTGAGGACCAAGCTCCCACGCACTGTTAAATTCTTCTTCGGGCCATTCATATTTGGTCATGATGCAACAGTTCTCCATTTGATTTTATGTTCTTGGTTCTTGCCAAAGAAATCAGATATCCAATCACCATGTCGTAGATAACTTCGGATGTCTTTGACATAGCCTTCATGTATATATCTTTGAGCTATGGATTTTTTATCTCCACGTCTAGCATTCTTCGCATGTTCTCTGGCAAGTTCCTCATTGTGGAGCAACCAATCTCTCACATCTTTTAGATTGAGTGGGTGATCTTCATTAAGTTTAACCACCGAAGGGTGTGGTTTAATACCACCTACATATTTTAATGAAGTCGCCACAGTTCTACATCATTCTCCATTAGATGGTAGTCAATATTAAATTCTTTACACATACGTTCCATGTATCTCCATGCACTAATCTTATCTTTGAACTTGAGGGCTGACCCTTCCTCATCCATTAAGATATTTACATAATCATCTTCAGTGTCCTGCTGTACGATTATCCACATGGTCCTTTTCCTTCTTGCGATTATAGATAACCTTACTGGTAACTACTCTCTTTCTCCAAGAAGGATCAGAGAGTTGCTTCGCCACTGGATTGTTGTTGCGTTTACCCGCAACTCTCTGACCTTTCATAGTATATACTCCTTATGCTGCCAATGCAAGCCACTCATTA